CCTATTTGTATTTTATATATAAGATTATGATAGGGGTTTAATTATCACGTGTTGTCCTTCACGTTTTAATGGGCAACATTCTAAGTCTAAATCGCGACGAAACGGAAATTACCAGCGGCAGTGAGTGTGCCAGCGGAACCAACAACGAGAACGTTAAGAGTGATCGCGTCGGTACCATTGCAGGCAACAAACTGATTTATAGAAAGCTGATATTTTTGACCGGCACCATTTCCAGTGGCAGCAGCGTTCACGAACTGGGGGGACTGAGCAGCTATGTCAACAGCGTTCTTCTGGATTTGAAAATTGGAAGAAACGGCCTCTCCCACGGAATCAGTAATCAATACCATAGCATCGACCAGATAATTCCCAGGAGGGGGGACTAAGCTACCAGCAGTATTCACGACCAACACACCATTACTCAGGGTGGTCGCTAACGCCAGATTCTTTGCAACGCCAGTTGTAACACTTTCGGGTGCTGTAGATTCAAACCAAGAGACTTGATTGTTAGCAGGGGCTTGTGCCAGATTCTCTAAGACAGGCTTCATCAACCGGATGCGATAAGCAACATGGAGCTCACCAATTTCAACGTTAGCAGGTACACCTTGCGTAGCCACGTTCAAATTTCCCACATCATACGTCTTGATATCAGTCGAACCAGGTAAGCCACCCGTACGGACATAACGACCGAGGGTGCTTTGAGAGGTCAGATCTCGTGGATCAAGAGGGAGTGAAAAACTTTGACACGGCATCGCATCAGCGTGTGGAATTGTGTCTTCCATCTGTTGCTTAGTACCAGGGGGAGGATCACTGGCGTCAAAATCGACGCTCAAGATGATCTTACCCGCGGCACCAGCGGCGTTGTATTCAGAGACTTCTTTCTTGAAAATGAACGAAAGGGCCTCGAAATGGTATTTCTCGAATTGCCTAGCAATGGTTGAGAGCCAAGGGAATAAGGTCGCCTGACCGGGGTTGATTGGAAACGCAACGTTATTAAACGCTGGCTGATTCGCAACCGTAACGGCGGTGACAAACTCAGATTCTTCAATCACCATGTCCCTTCTGGAGGTTCGGATCCCTCGGGTGTTACCAACACCGAGCATCCCTGACTTCTCTTCCCAACCAGCCCCAAATGGGTCCATAGTTTCGAAGATACTGCCAGGTACTCTGTTTCGAGGTGTCCAATCCGTTCCAAGCGGTCCAAAGCCATTCTTTCGTCCTCGACGATTTCGGCGTGGTTTGTTCCGTGAAACTTGACCAGATTGACGTGGTTGTTGAACTGATTTCTGAGGTGCAGAAGTTCCTTGAGCAATCGCTCTCTTTCTTTGTCTCTGTCTTCGTTTAGCGGATTTTGAGACGACTTGTTTATTTGCATTGTTTTGTGACATGTACTTAGGTTAAAAACTGAAATTAAAATTCAGAAAACCGGGCCTCCAAGCAGGCCCGCCTAGTACACCAAATAAGACTATTTACCAAACCTCGCTTTTAGCGCGAGGGTTCTTTGCGCGCGCAGTTTCTCTTTCACTGCGGGTCGGCAAATCAGTCTTCTTCGAAGGAGGTTTCTTCTCCTCGTCCTTCCCTTTATCTTTTCCTTTCTCATTCAATTTCTTCGTGGCTCTCAGTGCGGCATCTTCAGCTCTCTGTTCTGGAGTCTTGTCAACCCATAGTCCTTTCGCTTTCCTCTCTGCGACCCATGCTTCATACTGTTCCGGCGTGGGTTTTTCTCGCGGAGTTTTAGCAGCTCTAGATGTTCTAGTAATGGGGGTCACCGGGGCAATTTGTCCATTCAACACAACAGGTTCAGAAGGCTTGGCTACTGTGGGTTCTTGTAACAATGGGGGAGCTAATAAGTCAGTCAAGCCGCGGGTTCCTTCTAACCAAACAATAAAACGTTTAAAATCTACTTGAGGGAGGGCTGTGTGGAGATAATCCATCATCCAGTCACCAGGTTCGTTGCGGTACTGCACATGTTTGGGGAACTGTGAACCCCAAGCGCGCATTGGCGCTGTCTCAGGGTTAACTTCAAATTCACATTGTAACAGATATCTAGCACGTCGACAGAGATCACCAATGATAGGTGTATTCTCGTCGGTAAGCCAGAAAGCACGACACTTTTCAAGCAATTTCATCACAGGAGTGACAAGGTGGCCAAGGCCAACGGTCACGTGAATCTTCGTTAATTGTCGGGGGATATCGCAGCAGGAATTAACATCTCCATGCCATACATTCGGTGAGTACACTCGGGCTAAAAACTTTACGCCTAGGCTTCCTCGTGGGATCTTTTGCACATCTATATCTTGACCAATCATCCTTGCAGCACGCTCATAGTTAACTGCGTGCACATCTGCTGTTAAACCATCGTCCCCGCCATAGATACCGAGGCTTTTCCAAGCAGCCAAGGGTTCCAGACGTGTTCCATTAGGACGTTCTAGTCTAGCCTGAACATAACTAACAAAAGAGTTGGTGACACCATTGAAGCTCGAGGTCTCAGGCGAACCAGATAACCGGGCTTCCTCTGTGTCATACGAAACTCCAAAGGTTGTAAAAGCTTTAAGACCAAATTGGGTTCTATGTTTTTCCAAAAGTCTTTCATGATGCACTGCACGAAACGCACGCACTAGACACAAGCGCTCTAACTCCCTCATAAGGTTGGACCCATGGCCATCAAACTTGTGGAAGTCAGAGTTACTAACGTCATTAACTGCTCCTTGACAGATTTCAGCCACACGCTCCGCGATTTGTGCAGGAGTTTTTCCAAAAGCATACCAAGAATGTTGTTTCAAAACGTGTTCCGTAAACGCATAGATGAACTGTGAGTACTCAGCTTTGTCTTTCCCATTAATAGTGGAAATTAGGCGAGGTGGCTTCACATCTCCATATGATTCCTTCTTGAGGAAGGCATTACACACCCTCTTAGGCTCTCCAGGAACTATAGTTTCAAGGATTTTCCGTTGTGAGGGGCGAGGCTGCTGATCATAGAGATAGTCATCATCAACAGGATCAAGTTGATGCGGTACAGGAATAAGAAATGACACGTATTCTTCCATCAGCCCAAACAAAAATGGAGTCATCTGAAGCTGTCCGGGACGCACTTTATCAATGCGCTCTCGAACGGCAATGCGCTCGGATTCTATTCCGTTGGTGGGAACAAAACAGTCCCCCAAGAACGGGGACATGTATGGTGTCATTAATGGTTTTTCACTGGGGTCATAGCTAGTTGGAGTGAACTGATATTTCTGGATTGATTCTGAAATGGGACAAACAACGTCGGTTTTTGTGCTAACTGCTGACCGGTGAAAGTCAAGCAGAACAGCACCAGCGACTTTGTCTCCATCAACCAATGAAACAGCTTGGGGCATTGTGAGATCATATTTGGAGGTTTGGGCAATGGTTGCCAACGTTTCATCTACTTCTGCGGGAACTGTGGCTTGAGCGTACTGGCCAACCTTACCTGTCGAAATCATCATACCATCATCCATTGAGTTGATAGTCATTCGAAGGAAACGACCAGTGGCAACGGAGAGGCGTGTTAATTGACGGCCAAAAAGGAACAGGCGGGCTAGCACGGAAGAGAAAATCCCAAACCAGGCAGAAATAGGAGTCAATAAGATCAACTCATGGTCCAACGAAGTGCGACGGCGATCGATCCCGTAGGTCACGGCTTTATAAGGTATACCAAAGAAGGTTTTGCTCACAAAGATGTTGTCGTGGGCGTAATTCCAAACGTAATGCTGATATCTTCCACCACCAGTAACTCGATAATCAACTTCATTATTAGAGTCGAAGGTATAAGAGTACTCCTCAGCAGTTCTGGCAACTTGCGAGGGCTGGAAGGTGTAGAGTAAAATAGGAGCATAATGATCACACATAAAGCACGGCATGTCAACATACTGATCAACATCAACCATCGCAAAGAGCGGGTGCTCAGGGGGATTAAAATCCGCAGCCTGGACACTCAAGTCTTTGGTCCAAAAATGAACCCGGCTACCCTCTCTCCCCCTACGTTCATCGGCGCGTGATCGCTGAATAAAGTAAGGTGTTAAACCAGTCAGTGGGCCAATTCGGTCAATAAAATTCGATGCGCGAGAACGATCACAAGCGCTCTTGGCGTGTGTGTGACCTGCAGCAGGATTCAATTTTGAATATTCCATTGAGGTAAACGTGGATCGGAGGAGTTCCGGTCTTTGGTAAGGATGAGTAATACAGCAGTTTAAAATGCGCATAACAACTTCTTGGACACGTGTGGCAAATGAGATGCCCACACAGAAGTATGCGTAACATAAAGTGAGGAAAAACGTACAACAAGCAACTACTAGATCAAAGGTCGAGAAAACAGGCTCAACATTGTAAAGAGTGTTAATCAAATAACAGTAACGTGTTTGCGGAAACGTCCAAAAATAAAAGAAAGTTTCAGGAGCTTGGCAGGATAACTTCGCGCGAATATAGCCACGAAGATCACTTGAGCGCCAACGCTCTAACAATCGGATTGATAGGTCAAATACAAACTCGGGTAGAGTAACCTGGAAATAATAGGTTAACTCTAAGAAATTGAGCATTATACTTGAGATAGGGGATATGATGTAGTTATCCACTATTGCAATAACAGTGTTAGCTACTAAATCTATTTTATCACCATTGTTGGTAAAATGTAACAACGGTAAAAGGCCCATAAGGCCGAAGAGCACAACAGCGAGGATCATTGTAGTAACGAAACTGGGTGTCGTG